TTTGTAAATATTGTAGGGATTTTTGAAAGATTATTTACTAAATTGCCAACAATATTATATAATCGAAAGCAGTAAAGGTCCTCTAGTTTAAATATTCCACCGCGAGGAATATTAAGTGGCAAAAACCACTAAAACTAAAGACCAATCTACTCATAAAACGCCACCTAAACGTCCACCAAATAGGGTTGGACGTCCTTCGAAGTATACAAATAAACTAGCTGATAAGATTTGTCAAATGATTGCCCAAGGGCAATCGGTCCGTTCTATTTGCGCAAAAAAAGATATGATTTCTATGCAGACGTTTTTCCGCTGGTTACGAGAGAATGATAAGTTTCGTGAGCAGTACGCGCGTGCGTGTGAGGAGCGATCGTATATGCATGCTGAAGAAATCCTGGAGATTGCTGACGACGCCAGAAATGATTACATGGAAAAGCTTGATGATTCTGGCAATCTTCTTGGATACACTCTCAACGGCGAACATGTGCAGCGTTCTCGCTTAAGAATTGATACGCGTAAGTGGCTGATGGCCAAGCAGAATCCAAAAGTTTACGGGGATAAGCTGGACATGACCACTAATGGTAACGATATAGGAGTTTCTCTCAGTGCGAGCCAAGCCGAACAGCTTCTCAGAGCAAGAGCAGACAATCGGGATTCTTAGAGAGATTGCTGAACATGGCTCATTTGCTGAGTATTGTATTGCTATTGATCCGAAATATCAGCTGGAATGGTTTCATGCTGAGATTGCAAAGGAATTGGAGCGTGGCTATCGTCGGCTAATGGCAGGTGAAGATGTTCGCCTGATGATATTTATGCCTCCACGACACGGCAAGAGCGACACCGCCACCCAGAAGTTCCCGTCATGGGTATTAGGCAAAAGCCCAAGCATACCAATCGTTGTATCGTCATATTCTGCTGAGCTAGCTACCGACTTTGGACAAAAAACTAGGGATATAATGCAGTCAGACATGTATAGTGCTATGTTCTCAACACGACTACGTAAGGACGCCCGCGCTAAAGGCCGCTGGATTACCAAGGAGGGTGGTGGATATACTGCAGTTGGTGTTGGTGGAGCACTAACCGGACGCGGATTCAAGATTGGCATTATTGATGATCCGTTTAAGAACCGTGAGGAGGCGGATAGCCCTGTAATCCGTGAAGCACGCGATGGCTGGTATAAGTCGACATTCTCTACACGAGAAGAAGGTAATTCGATGGTCGTATTTATTCTTACGCGTTGGCATGATGACGATTTAGCGGGGCGCGTGATACAAGCCTCACGTGAAGCGAGACTGCGCGGCGAACCATACGACGACTGGAAAATCATTGAATACAAGGCTATTGCCATTGAAGACGACGAGCATCGCAAGTCAGGCGAAGCTCTATGGCCAGCAAAGTTTTCGCTTGAGAAACTGTTAAAAAAGCGTGCTGAGATGGGTAGTTACGAATTCTCGGCACTGTATCAGCAAAACCCAATCGACGAGGAAAACCGCAAGTTCAAGCAGGCATGGTACAAATACCGCGAATTCAGCAAGGTGTTGCAACTTGATACCTACAACGTCATGACTATCGATCCGAGAGGTACAGATGATGTAAAGCAAGGTACTGACTACATCGGTGTAACCCTCAACTTTATCGATCGTGAAGGCAAATGGAACGTGATATGCTATCGGACAAAACTATCAGCAACAGACCTGGTTGATCTTATGTTTACGAACTGGAAGCGGTACAACCTACACAAGATTGGCATCGAGGACAACCAGTTCACTCAAGCCCTGAAGTCGGTTTGGAATGAGGAGATATTGCGGCGTGGTGTCTACATAGATGTCGAGCTACTGAAGCACGGCGGACATAACAAGGCATTGAGAATTGAAGCTCTAGTTCCACGATACGAACGTGGCGGCATTTACCATATTAAACACGGTGATACAAATTTCTGTAAAGACCTAGAAGACGAGCTTAGTATGTTTCCAAAAGCCACCAACGATGATGCAAGCGATTCATTAGCATATCAAGTACAGCTGGCGCAGCGCCCAGAAGACGACGTCGGTAGCGGCGAGGTATACAATCAATCACTTACAGATAGAGATATAACAGCAACATGGAATTAAGGAGGGTTAGTGTGAAAAAGTTTGTACCAGAATTTGGCAAAGTTAAAGAGAAGCAGCAGCTAGATGACAATACTACAGTTGAAGTTGAGAAGAATTATCAAAATCACAACATCATTGGAACAAAACTACATTTTGAGGAACGATTCCGTGTTGGATCTATGGCCGAAGCACGGGATAAAGTTGATGAGCTAACCATGCGGATTGAAAAGGACGAGGGCTTAATCAACCCATCGATACGGTATGACGGCCGAGCAAAAATGTTATACAAAGGCTCATTCGATGTTGTCTTTGAATATACGAGAATCAGAGCATAGCAAGGGACATTTCCCCAATAAACATAATTGTGATATAATACAAGCGTAAACCACTGAAAAAAACCAGAGTTTACTGCAAATAACAGTAATCTTTGGAGTAATCAGTGGCTTTTTCTTTTTTAACAGAGAAAAACATCTTTGACCTATACGGTACTGCTAAAGAGCAGACCGAACTGCTGACCGAGCCGTTTTCGGAGTTTTCTCGTATTGCCCGAAATAAGCCGCACCCGAAAATTCCAAAGGCGTTTCCGAAGACTACCGACGGCACAGCATCTTCAATCATCATCAAATCGCCGCGACGCACGATTCAGCAGTTGCCAACCGGTGTCGTTAGTACTGTCGATGAGAACAGTCCATGGCCGATTATCGCCGAGTTTACCTACCTAGAAAAAATCCTGCCTAATGCCAATACTGAATACGACTTGATTCATAAAAGCTGGATGACAGTAGAAGGCGGCGAGACGTTTGGCGCGCAGGGTGTGTACACGCCAATGCTATATAACGACGATGAGCTACTGCCAGACTACCTGATCGTATCCTGGCGAGATATTTTTATTCAACCAGGTAAGAAATCTGCTAGCGATTGCAGCTATGTATTTATGCGTTCATGGTGGCAAGAGGCTGACGTCGAGCAGCTTATTGACGCTGAAAAAGAACGCCGCCGCAAAGCTAAGGAAGAGAATGCAGAATATGAGCCGTCGTGGGACTTGAAGGCTTTAGAAGAAATCAAGGATGCCATCATTAGCAAGGACGACAAAGCACAGAATGAAGCCGAACAGGAACGGTCGCTTGATCTATCGGGTATTGAGATCGTGACTGGTTTTCAGGTTGGTGTCGGTGCAACGTTCTATACCTTCAACCCCGCTACTGAAAAGATCGTGCGGCGCAAGCAAAATAAAGACCCACGTGGCAAGATACCTATCTCTTGGTATTTCTATGACGCCGATGGTGCAAATCCTCTTGGCCGTAGCGTATTGGAACTTATTGGTCCTCTGCAGAACCTTATTGACGGCGATATGCAGGCATATCAGTACAACCGCGCTATAGCGTTGCAGCCAACCATTAATGTTTTTGGTAACGTCAACGAGCGCCGACTCAACTTTGGCGCCAACGCTGTCAATAAGATTCAAGACCAAAATGCGCGCATCGAGCCGATGAATATCGACACGACCGCCCTACGCGAATATCCAAACCTGTACGGATTGCAAAAGTCGCAGATGCTCAACCTAGTCAACAGTCCAGACACCTCAATCAGTGCTGAGGTTGGCAACCCTGGCTTTGGCAAGACACCGCAAGCACTCAAGACTCAACAAGCACAATTATCCATTGATGATAACGCCCTCCGCAAAGGCTTTGAAGCATTTTTTGAAGAATGGAGCGAGACAGCTATCAACCTCTACTTTGCTGAGCGTAACGGCGTCGAGGAAATGCAGCTGGATGATGAAACGGCTGAGAAATTGCGAACACTGGAGCGCGACGGTCATAAACTGGACGGCGTAGTGCTTGACGACAAAAACATGGCGACTATCGATTTCTCTAAAGCACAGGGAGTACTGAAGTTTAAGATTGATGCCTCAACCACCAAGGTCAACAGCGAAGCGGCACAGCTTGATGCGCTGAAAACCCTGATTCAGACATTGGACTCTAGCCAATCACTCAACCAAGTCGTACCAATCAAGAAAAAGCTGGCAGCGTGGAATGCAATCGTCGCCAACTCTGGCATTGACGGACTGGACGAATTGAAGGTTACCGAGGAAGAAATGCAGCAGATGCAATCACAGGGGGCACAGCTAATGGAGCAGACCGAGAGCGAGACGCCAGAAGCTGAGATAGAACAGCCTACTGAGACAGTAACAGGCGAGACCGCGCCGGTAGAAATGTCAACTGAGCCACAGGAAGTCGCTGAACAGAGCCTAATCGATGAATTGCGCCAAATCGGTACGCCAGAGAACCTAATAGCCGAAGTACCGAGCATGGTTGAAAAAGGTTTTACCGAGGAAGAGATAATCGCCTCCATTATGGGCGTTATCCAGAAAGAGGAGGATGAATAATGGAAGACAATCTATACCCACGTAGTACCGAGTACTTTGTGCCAAATGCTGACATGGACGAGCAGCGCGAAAAAGCCAAGGAAGAGGAAAATGCTGTTGTAGCTAAGGAGTTGAATAAGTTGCAGCAAATTATAGACCGATGGGACGAGCGGATCGATTATTACAAATCACTTGATGCTATCCCGAATGAAGCTGTTACCGACAAAGAGCAGTTATCTATTTACATGCTAGCCCATAAGGAAGTTGTGCGGATTTTACGAGAGGAAAGGAGTGTATTGGAAAGTATCATCGATCCCATTTAGGGAGGTGTGTTGCTTTGGTTGGCTAATCCTCGCTAATAGCTGACCAGAGGAGCGCATCTCACGCAGCCCAGGTTCGTCACCTGTAATCGACGTCAAAATAATGTAATGAGAAGGAGGGTGCTATGCCGCAAGCAGAAGCGGAAAGCCAAGAAGTCGTAAATACCGAGGTAGAACAGGAGTCTACCCAAGCTGAGTCGACGGCAGCTGAAACGAAAAACTCTGAGGCTTCGAGCGAGCCAGACACCAAAGCAGTTATCTCAGATAGTGGCGAGGTGGTACGTGTCAAAGTCGATAAATCCAAGGAGGAAGACAAAGAGGGCGAATCCGAGGACGAGTCAGACGACGACCCGAAGCCGAAACGGGGCAAGGAAGCCCGCCAAGAGCAACTAGAACGCGATTTAGACGAAGAAAATCGAGCTATCCGCGAATTGGTTGCCAGGCGGAATGAAGCAAGAGCTTACCGCCAGCAGTTGGAACAAGAGCAGGCACAGCAGTATCAGGAAACACCACCTGAAATGCAAAGCCAGCCACTACCAACACTAGAGCAGATTATGCAGACGGAGAATCCAGAAACTGGAGACTTCTTCACTGAATTTGAAGCTAAGGCGGTGTTGCAAAACCTACAACTACAGCAGCAGTTGGTAGACATACAGCAAGCTCAAGAGCAAGCGGCTTACGAAGCCCAAGTCAGTGCATCAATTAGCGGCATGTCGTCAGATGCTGAACGGGCGCTCAAGGATTTTCCAGAGTTCGATCCAGAATCTGATGAGTATGATCCAGAACTTGACGCAGATGTGAATGAATTCTTACAAGGAATGCTCATTTACGACAACGCTGGCAATATTGTTGGTTCGCGCGAGAGCATATATCAACTATATCAGTCATTCCATAAGGCGAGAGGCGAGAAGCCTAAGCGAACAGTGATAAACGATGCAGGCGATTTCCGCGGTAGCGGTGCCCGAGTCGAGAAACCGTTTGAGAAGATGTCCACTAAAGAGATGGAAGCTTATCTTCGTCGAAAGGGACATGACGTTTAAGAAAGGCTATAAAGATGGCAACAAACACGACCGCAACACTTTCAGCCGAGATGATCCAGTACCTGGAAAAAACATTCTTGGAGCGTAGTGAAGCGCGCACGATTCATGCTGAAGGTGCAAAAAAGAAAACCTTGGAGAAGAACAGCGGTACAACCGTTACCTTCACCAAACGTTCACCATTCGCCCCAGCGACTACACCGCTCGTGGAAGGTGAAAATCCGCAAGATGACGAGATTAAGAGTAACAAAGTTACTGCAACCCTGAAAGGCTACGGTAAGTGGACAAAAGTCTCGAGCATGCTATACAACACATCGATTGATCGTGAAATGAAAGAAACGGTTGAGATGATGGGGCAGAACTCAGGCGAGACAATCGACGCATTGGTTCGCAACGTACTGCACCAGGGCGCAACCGTCCAGTTTGCAAACAAGAAAACTGCTCTAAGCGCGATTACAGATGACGATATTTTGACGGTCACAGAAGTCCGCAAAGCAGTTCGTACATTGAAGAAAAACAACGCGATAGTCTACCCTGACGGCTTTTTCTTGGGTAAAGTCGGTCCAGACACTGCCTACAACATCACCGGCGATACTGCATGGATTGACGCTCAGAAATATACTGGCCGCCAAGAACTATACAAGGGTGAACTGGGACGCTTGCACAAAGTCCGCTTTATTGAGGCATCGAGCAACCAGATGGAAGAGAGTAGCACCAAGACTGTCTACTCAAACTTTATCCATGGTCAGGAAGCCTTTGGCGTGGTGGATTTGGCAGGTAGCGGCTTGAAGAAGATTATCATCAAGATCAGCGATAAGGGCGATACCTCTAACCCACTTAACCAATTCATGACGGTTGGTTGGAAGGCTGAAGCGTTTGCATCAGCAGTGCTTGATCCAAAGTGGATTATCAACGTTAAGACGGGTGCTAAGGACTAGTAACCATTAACCGGGGCGGTGTGAGCCGCCCCGCCAAAGAAAGGAAATAACATGGCAGAGAAAACTCCACCGAAACCAGAGCCGGCTAAAGCGGAAACTCCAAACGACATGGAGGCTCAGATTGCTGCGGCAAAGAAAGAAGCTGAAGCTAGCGCCGCTGACATCATCGCGCAGGCTAAAGCGGAAGCTGAGAAAATTATCGCTGACGCTAAGGAAGCTAGCTCAGACGACGAGGTCGTTAGCCGTAGTGTCTCTAAAAAGGATATTGTCGACGCTTACGACCATGGCATGAGCCATATGGAAATTGCTCGGAAATTCTATGGTAACGTCAACGACGACAGTATGCAAAAGGTTATTAGAGTAATTAGCGCAGAGTTTGAGCCGCTGGATGACATTGACCCAGAGGTTGAAGTCACCGAAGCTTGGAGTTAAGCAAATGGACGGAACAAGAGAGGGAGAATTAAAGCGACTGAGCGAGGTATTTAACGACCCTCTCAAGTCCCGTCATGAGCGCAGACTAGCCCATGACACATTCAACAAAATATTACGCCAAATAAAAGATAAACACCTCACTGAATTACGTCGTAGGCTAATCCGAGCCCATAATGCTGAAGATGTGGATGCCGCCGAAAAAATAACAGAAGAGATCTATGAGTATTCACAGCGGATGGGGTATAAGTAGAAAAATACATGATGGTGAGAACCATTTCGTGCACATCCACGAAATGGTTTTTTTGATGAGCTTATGCTATAATAGCCTTACAATTAAGCACGAAGTGTGACTCTAAAGAAACGAGAGCGCGTTGTCATCCAAAAAAGAAGGAAGCGTGCGTCGCAGCGTTGTATAAGTAGTAATCCGAGGTGATCGCTAAAGAAATGCGAAACCGCCCAAGTCAGTACGGAGCAAAGGAATAGGCCCCCTGAGTGACCAGACAACAGACGAGAACTCTTATCCAATTTAATAGTAGTTTCACAATTTGGAGATTTGGGGTTTGTGGTGTATGCTAAAGGTATTTTAGTAACAAAGGAGCCTCACAATGGGAAGTAAACCACAAGTCGTTAAAGGCGTTATTGGCGCCGCTGTTGGTATTGCCGCATTAGCCGGTATTGCTGGAGCAATGAGTAACGGTCAGCAACAGCATGCAACGCCGGCACCAGTAATCCAACCTGTAACCTATTCGGACTGTAGAACGGAAGAAATACCATTTGAAACACAGTATGAAGGAAGTACAGGTCAATACGGCTACACTGAAGCAGTAAAACAGCAAGGCGTCGTTGGTAGCAAGAAAATCTGCAAACCAAGCAAACCAGGGTATGAAGATAAAGTGGAGGTTATAGCTCAACCTGTAAACCACGTTATCGTACGTACGCCAAAACCAGCACCACAGCCGGTTCAGCAACAAGCAACCCATAGGGTCGGAGCAATCTGCCGCGACGGATGGCAATCCAGTGCTACTGGCAGAGGAGCATGTTCACATCACGGCGGAGTAAGCGAGTGGCTGTATGAGTGATAGTATCAAAGAGGGTATCGCTAGCGTACTTGTATTCATATTTGTGATAGGACTAATTGCGCTGGGAGTATACGTGTTTAGCCCCCATCATGACAATTCCAGTAATAAGCAGGCAGGTCATAGTCAAAATAGGAAGAGTAGTCCTTCAGGAATCACTAATCCTAGCAGTAGACATTATGATTCTGGTGATACAAATGAGAGCGAAGACAACGACAATGACAATGACAATGACGTGTATTACGCCAATTGTTCTGAAGCCCGTGCTAATGGTGCGGAGTCGATCCGCGAGGGCGAACCTGGCTATAGGGAAGAGCTTGACCGAGATGGTGACGGCATAGCATGTGAACCATGGCACGGTAGATAATTGACAAATCACCTCTGTTGTGCTAGTGTGTAAGCATGAAAAAAGAGCCTGAAAAGATTGAAGTTAAGTCCGAGAAAGCCTGGGCTTTTACTGTCTTGTTCACTTTAATCGCTGTTGGTTGCATTCTACTGGATGGATATTTCATGGGGCAAAGGGCGTATATGTCTGAGCTACATACCAATCCTGAGATACCAGCTGAATTCCTTGTGGCTATCGTAGCATTAGGCTTTTGTTCTGGGCTAGCCGCTTTTGTAATCGCCGTGGTTAAGTTATTTAAAGCTAAAAGCGGCAGAGATGCTAGACTAGCTCTGTTGGCGATTTTACTCATACTGTTTGTTGGTTTTGGATCTCTTGGAGCTGCTATTCTTAACATGGAGTCAAGGACAAACGCCGGAGTTATTGAGGCACAAAAGCGCGAAAGGGAAAATAATCCGAAACTATACAAGCCAACATTTGATAAGTATGATAACGGTCCTGCTGATCCTCAAGAAATACTGGAACTAGTAAATCAGGAGCGTCAACGTTTAGGTGTAGCACCGTTATCCATGGACGAGAACGTTCGGAAGAGTGCACAACTCAAGGCTGACGATATGTTAGCTAAGGGATACAAACAGCACAATATACCAGGCACGAACAATTGGTATTCACCAGAGATGGCTAACCTAATGAGTAAAGCTGGCTGCCGTACGGTTAGCGAAAATTTTTACTGGGCTGGTTTTGAGGCAACAAGCAGAAATGCTTTTACTCAATGGATGAATTCAGAACCACACCGCAAAGCGATACAAAACCCAGAGTATACAAAAATTGGGCTTGGCATCAGTCGCAACATTGATAATAGCAAAACATACGCAGTTCAGCATTTTTGTATTTCAGAATAACATTAGTATATAGCACAAACCCCAAATCTCCTTATCTCACGAAAGGAGATTTTTTTTATGAACGGAGACGCATCGTACCGTCAATATCTTCAATACCACGCTAACAATCACCCATCAGCTGCTAAACGTGCCGAAGCTCAGGCGCTTTTGAACGTGGTCGGTGATGATCAGCGTATCAATGGTAACTTCTTAACTGGACGACGAGAAGGGGGATTTTTAGGCATTGGTTCGCATTTACGAGAACAACGGTCAAACGGTTATAATGCTTCGACGGTTAATCGCTCGGTCAATCCATGGTGGCAGAACTCGTATAATAGCTGGAGGAACAGTCAAAACCAGGGCCAAGGCAATACTGGTAATCAGAACCTCAACCTCGGCTACTATGGCGGAGGTGGTGGAGGCGGCTACTATGGCGGAGGTAACCGTGCTAGTGCTGCTCAGTTAGCAGAATATGATCAAGGTATTGGGCAACTTGAGCATGGGCTAGGACGCATAGATAACCAATTAGGCGTACGTTTGGGTAATATTAACAACCAATACAACACCAAGAAAAACGAACTGCGTAGCTCATGGAATCGTGCAGAGGGACAGTTCAATGACCAGACACGCCAGAATCAGCAACAACGACGTACTAACATCAATAACATCAATGACCGCTCTTCTGTCGGATTACGCGGACTACTTCGTTCGCTTGGTAGTATGGGTGCTGTTGGCTCAGACATGCAGTTAGCAGGACGTGCGGTACAGAACCAAGCCAATCAAGAGCGCGCCGGCGCGGGACAAACCTATGCACAGAACCAAAAGCAAATCGATACGACGTGGGGTCAGTTTAAGAATGACTATGCGGATGAGGATAAGAAGCTAAATGACTGGAAGGCAAATGAAGATAGCGCAGCCCGCCAGGCGTCACAGACTACACGTCAGAATCTATTGACACAATTAGCTCAAATGAAGAGTCAAAAAGCTGCCGCACAAGGTGCTAACGGTGCTAATGCCGCTCGTGCTGACCTTGGACGTGCAAACGCTCTATCAAGCGAAATCGATAACCTAGGACGTCAGCAGAATACCTACACTGGTAATAAGGTTCAATACAATGCAAAAGACCTCGACAGCTACAAGGTAGCGGGCGATACATCGGTTGGTGTATCTAATCCGGCAGCACCAGGTAGCGACCCAACGCTCAATATTTACAATACACGCCTCCAGCAAGAGGAAGAGCGTAAACGTCAAAACCAATATCTGTAAATAACGAGGAGGGGATTAGGATATGGACTTTTTTCAGAGACTAGGTAACTTCTTCACTGGTAAAGGCTGGATAAATGATGATGAAAAGCGACGCAAGGAGCAACAAGTTCAGCCGCAGGTAGTGCAACAAAATAATATACAGCCACAATTAAATAATACGAATAGAGTATTAAATGCTGGCTATGGTATGAATGGCGTCGAAAATCGCCAGCGCCTTTTAAATGGGTCCAATGCCAATCCTAGCCCCAGCTCTAATCCTCTCCAGCAAGCCAATCAAGCAACACAGCAATTAAATCTAAATAGTCAAAATAACCAGTTGAAACCACAGGTGACAGTAAATGATGCACCAAAAGTATTTAATTCGCAAGGGCAGCAAGACTGGGCAAATAATCAGAATAATCAAATACAGGTTCAGAATGCGGTTAATAAGCCAATCCAACCACAACAGCCAGTTCAGCAGCCTAAACCGCAACTGGTCCAACCGCAGCAACAAAAACCGCAGGTGCAACCACAAACGTCAAAACCACAACCAACATTCTTCGACTACCTTAATCCGCTTGGCAAGTACGGATTATTTGGTGCAGAGAACCAAAAGAACTTCAGTAATGTAATAAAACCTGCTACAGATGCTATTCAAAGATATGAGGACACAGTAGACAAAGGAGATAAGCAGCAAGGCTTCCAGTGGGATGACCCTATGGACTACCTGCGTTTTGGCGCTAAATTACCATCTGGTATGGCACGGGGTGTTATGGAAGCTCCAAATAAGATATCAGCAGGTATCAGCGGTGTTAGAGTAAATGACCAAGGGAAAGTTGAAAACCTAAACACCTTGCAACGTATCGGCTCTGCTGCCGATGGCGGTATTGATTTATTTGGTATTCCGTTCGGCGGTAGCGGTACGTTAGTTAAATCAGTCCTTAAACAAGGAGGTAAAGAAGCTGCTGAACAGTCAGCAAAACAAATTGCCAAGCAAGCCTGGCAGCAAAAGGTTATAGATACAGCTAAGCACATTGGCTCGGATGCTATAAAAGAAGGCGCCGAGGAGACGATACAATCATTCGCTGGTGATTTGGCTGATGATGGCAAGTTAAATACCGATTGGCGACAACACGCCTCTGCTGGTGCGCTGGGAGCACTGGGTGGTGGTATGATGGCTACTGCTGGCAAGGGAATTAACGCGGCCAGGAATAAGGTTTTTTCAAACCGGCAGGCAACCAATAATGATACAGATACTACTCAACCAGGCAGATTGGAGCAGGAAGCCTTGGTGCAGAGACAGAACCAACAACAATCTCAGCAGCCAATCCAGCCACAGCAACAATCGCAGACGCAAACTCAAACTACGACAAACACAGCGACAAGCCCTGTAAATAACCAGCAAACGGGATACTCATCATTCTTTAGGCGCCCAGCAGAAAACAACTCAATCCGTCAAGCGGCAGAAGTTAATATTGCTAATAACCAGAATAACCAAGCCCACCCTATTCAATCGGTAGACACTAACCAGGCGATCCAAAACACCATGCCAAACGCCTCACCAGCACTTAAGCAAGCGGTTAGTCAAAACATCTCTGATATCCAACGGGGCGACACTAACGCTATAGCCGCCCGCCGACAAACTACTGGCAGGCTAGAAAACTACCTTGTCGAACAAGCCACCCAAGGCGTACAGAACCGAGCAATGCAGGATGTTAGGTATAAAATGGTGCCTAATGGAACAAATCTATATCACGGCTCACCGCATAAATTTAATAAATTCTCTACCGATAATATTGGCTCGGGTGAGGGCAATCAGTCCTTTGGGTGGGGTCTATATTTTACTGACAATAAAGGGATTGGTGAACACTACGCAGATATTGGCAACACCAATAACCGTGCGCGAATAAAAAACAATCTAAGCTCTGGTGAATTTAGAGATAGTTTATATGTAAATAAAGACACTATGTCCGATGAGCTTCAGCGTTTCTTATCTGAAAATGGGTACAACATTACAGCCGATATGAAACCAGGTGAATTAGCCCGACAGGTTGATTCATTGCGACAGCAGAGTCAGTATTATGGCAAAAAGGCAGACGAGATGGCTGGAACCGGTTTTGATAGTAATTTTATAGCAGCATCCGAAAAGTACAACAATCTTGCTAGCGAACTAGAACAGATTGTGCGCAATAGTTCAGAAAAGAGACGTATTGCCGAGGAAGAGATTAATCAAAGAGTCAATGACGTCGGTCATAGTAGGAATTTGTATAATGTGGATCTTACTAGTAGTGATGGTCGTGACTTTGATTTCTTAAGTTGGTATGACGCTGTTGATTCTGAGCAAAAACATAAGATAAAACAACAAGCTCTTGTTGAGAATTTAACCGACAAATGGGGAACTAGCGTAAGAGATACCGAGAGCTACCCTAATTCAATCCCATTTGACACTGATGAATCTGGTGCGTCCATATATCACAAATTGCAAAGCGAGTGGAATATGACACCAAAGGAAACCTCTCTGTTCCTAAATCGTGCTGGTATCGACGGAATTATTTATCCGGCAGATTCTCTATTTAATGCTAATAATCGAGACCTTGGTAGGGCAGAGAGTACCAATTATGTGGTGTTTGATGAGAATAATGTAAAAGTACGAGATTATGTGAAATTCAAGAAGCAAGAAGCACACATTCAAGAGCTGGTGAATAGTGTGCAGAAAGAAAGTGGCCTAATAGCTCGTCACCTTGATCTTACGGGCGATGAGCGCATTGTATTTAATGAGTGGCAAAATGAAATGCAGAGGAAAGCTGCTGGCTATTACCTGCCAGATAGTGATACTATCGACCTGAACAGACTATCTGAAGACACTCTCAATCATGAACTAGGACATAAGCTACTAGCACGTACAGGAAACAAGCCAGAACTGCTGAACTCAATCCGCCAAGCTTACGGCGACGATTACCTTCTAAATAAATATGGCAGGCAATACGGCAATGATATCAACCTGCTGGCTGAAGAGCAACTGGCTGATGGTTTTAGTGAATACTACTATGGAAGACTAAACGGTGAAGATAAAGTGCGTCTAGGCGCTAGGTTAGGTATTCCTCAAAAGGTCCTGGCGGTATATGACCGCATCACCGAAGCCATAAGAGGGATTATTGGTAAGCAAGATGTCATCAAACAGTTCTATGCCCAGATTGAGACGGGGAAGTTCCGTAATCTTCAACAGATACCAGGTGGTGATGGTCGGATTAAAACAATGAGTCTTGACTCTGATGTAAGTGAGCGTGCTGTTAGATCCTTCAACTCTGTCCGACGGGGCAAGCAAATCAAGTCCGTTGTTGGTCAATTATCTGAAGATGGTGCTAGAAAAGTAGCAGAAGCATTACGCTCAACTGACTTTAATAAAAAAGCCCGGTTAATTATAAATAAGAATGCCGTAAATCATTTGCGAAACAGTGGACACCTTACGGGATTAGGCAAGAACGGCGCAGACGCTAACCCTCTAACGGAAGCAGATATTAGAGCTCTACCTCATGTATTCTCAGACCCTGATGTAGTATATATGTCAGGTACTGGTAGGACTGGTAAGCGCATGGTGTTTGAACGGCAATTAGATAACCACCATCGTATCGTTGCCGAGCTTGAATATAGCGGTAAAGATTTTAATCTGGTAACATACTTTAACATAAACAAAGACTTGCCAAACGACAAGCCTGCTATGTCTTATTCCCTAGAGGGGGCTGTTGCTGCGGATGAATCCGGCCGACAACCTTCACGTCCTGGACGGTCCTCTAGCGACCCAGACAAAGGGTTCAATGATAATATACCAAACACTCCTCAAAATGTCAATAACGCTAACCGTTATAAATTAGAAGAAGACGACTCCTTTTATGATAAACCTCGTCCATCTGTTCAAGATGTTTGGGGTACTAATTCAGTATCCCTTGAATACTCTCAAGATGAAAATGGAAACTTGGGTATTAATGTTACACCAGAGAATACTAATGATCCAAACTCTATTACACATACAATACAGGAAACTCCTACAGATTCTAAATCTCCTAGCGCACAACGTCCTTTAATACAAGCCGACAGGAGAAGCCTTCATGAAACTGTTGAATCTCAACCATTAAATCAAAACCAAGCACAAGAGTTCAAGAACGTACCAATGGAGGAAGAACACCTACTAACTAAGGGAAATTTATATGAACAGACCAAGCCTGGTATAAATGACACTTGGAATAGAGCGTTTAGAGATGGTATGTATGAATATCGCCAACACACCAAACGTACTAGAGACGGTAAAAAACATTTTGTAAGCTTTGAACGCCGCTATGTTGGTGATGATGGAGAATATGGCGACTGGATGCCAACCTCACGAGCTGCTTACATATGGAAAAGTCAGACCAAAAAGATAGACAAGGTTAATAGAGATCAAATAATTCAGGAAGCCTTAAAGGCTGCTAAACAAGACGGTGAGGTCCAGGAATTTATGGCCTACAAGAATCCTGACAGTGCTGGTGGGATTGCGGTCGTCCCTCTGGTTGGTGAACATTCAATTGACGGTGGTTTTGTACGTAACCCAAAAACAGGTGCAATTGAAGGTAACTACATTCAGGTGACGCCGTTTGGAGTGGTTCATCAAACCAACGGCAAGTTTGATGTAATAGAAGCTGATCACCTGACAAACTCATTAAACGAAAGTAAGGGCGGTATCACGGATACCTTCAACCGCCTTGTTGAGAAGAATATTCAGGATAAGGCGGGCCAAAAACTGCTTAAAGATCTTTACTACCAAAAAACTGAGGCATACGCTAACTATGCTGATGAAATCGAGAGCCTGCTAGATAAACATGCCGCACTAGCTAAGCATATCGATAAAGCACGTCCTCGCTTTGTAAGTAGTAAAAAGTTTTGGGAGGATATTGGTGCGTACACAGAGGGCAAATTCCCTGTAGGTAGTGCTGATGAGAACATGAATGCAGCATTTTCTAAGAAGTATGGTCCACAAGCAGCTAAGCGTGTCAGAGAATATGATACATTTATGCGTAACAATTATGATGCTATGATATCTAACCTTAACTCAGTTAGGCGTATGTATGGCAAGGAAGAAATTCCGTATCTCAAGAACTACATGCCACACATTCAAAAGCGAAGTAATATCTTAGGTAGAGCCGTGGATAAGCTGTTGGCTGCCGTTCCAACAGGAGTGAGAGGTGATATGGAAGGGCAAGCTCGTGGTGAAATACCAGCCTCAATTGCTGGTTTGTCTGCCGACTTTAAACCAACTCATAAATTCAATGCCAATGAGAAGCGTCGATTTGGCGGTATGATGAGCTATGAAAAAGATCCGCGCAAGGCTTTTGAATATTACGCAGATGTTATGTTGTACAACACTCATATGGAGCCAGTCATTGCTCGCGGTAGGCAAATAGAGTCATCGATGCGTGCAATTGATATGGCTAAAAAGAGCGGCACTAACATTGATCCAGATAGTAATCTAGCTAAAGGTGACAAAATATCCAGCAAGGCTACTATTGCCGTACAGAACTTTGTCAATGAAATGGCAGGGAAAAGTAGCTCATTAGATCGTCCGTACATTGACCAAACCAATAAGTGGGTCCAGTCTATTCAGCGATTAGAGAGTGTCAATGGTGCTAATAAGATCCTAGGTAATTTATCGTCGACTTTAGCACAAACATTAAACTTACCAGAAACGGTCCGGGATAATGGATTACGTAGTACAGGACGTGCTTTTCTGACGGCATTTGATAAAAGTACTAAAGAAGCGATGCGTAAGTCTCCGTTCCTGCGCGAACGCTATACAGATACGGACGGTAAGTTTACTAGGTCCAGGTATCAAAAGGCTACAGACAAAATTAGTGTAGTCTCGGGTATGAATCTAGTAGAAAAGAAATTCATACAGCTAAACTGGGCTGCTAACTACTATAGCGCTCAGAGAAAAGGGCTAACAGGATACCAGCTGATAAAAGCAGCCGATCAGGCAACTGAACGTGCTGTTGGTGGACGTGGCGTTGGTGCTATGCCGCAAGTGTATAAATCAACTTTGGGCAAAATGTTCTTGCAATTCACCTATGAAACTAACGAGAGCTGGAAAAATAATATTGCAAACGTGAAGAGGTTTGGCTCTGAAATACGACAATTACAATTTAAAGATGCAGGCGGTACGGCAACACGAGCCGCAGAAGCATTTGCAGTTGCATACGGGATGAATATGTTGATGAAGCTAGTAACCGGTAATGAACCATTGGCTAATATGTATGATGCTATTAAGGACGTGCTGAGCAATGATGCGGATGATGATGGTGAAGATGACAAATTAGGGCAGAAAATAGCTCGAATTGGATCGGAAATGTCAAAGATGAATCCAGTTACATCTGCAGCGCTTAACTTAATTCCTAAATCTGAGCGAGAGAAGATGTTTGGCAAGTCAAGTGATTTGGGTCGTTTCGATGGTGCTACTGGTGTGGCGCAGACTGCTGCTAATATACTAGGTGCTGGATTCTATGCCACACAAGGTGATAGCGAGAATACTCAGAAAAACTTGCAAGGGTTAATCCCAGTAGGCAATCAAATAAAGAAAACCATGAGTGGCATAAAGGTCCTACAGGATAGTGGAGATGTCTATACTGACAAGAATGGCAAGGAGCATACGAACTTTGAAGTAGACTCTGGAAATGCATGGAATCAAGCCAAGGCTTTACTGTTCGGCAAAAATGCATTGCGCCCAGACGAAAAATCAGCCTCCACATCAACAGCTGCTGGCGATGATACAGGCAAAACCATAAAAGACTTTGAACGTGGGCTGAAAAAAGGTACATACAAGATCCAGGACGGCTTATTGGTTAATAAGAGCGGTAATGTACAGAGAAGCTACTATAAGTCTCTAGCAGAGGGTCAAGGTGTTAGCGACGAAGCCTATAGTAACTGGATGAAGGCCTACAACATTGATGGTGCATCGACCATAAAGAAAGAATTCAGTTCATCTAACGATATCCTTAATAAGCTGGAAAATGGTGATAAGAAGGTTAATAAAGCAAAGAGTGCTGTAGATATTCTCATGGGCAAACACAAAGACTTACCAGACTGGGTACGCGAACGCTACTATAAAGAGTCTGGCTACAGTAAAGAACAAATTGAGTATGGTGCAATGACAACACACAAGGAGGTTAGCTTGATGGATAATTACTGGCGTCAGAAAGCGCAAGAATCATCCCACGAGGAGCTAATGCAAGCACTAACTAATGGACGCCGTAAGAGTATCACCGGGCAGATGTTTGCCAAAAACGGCATCATCAATAAGCTACGTGCTGAGGGGTATATTACTAAATGGGAAGCAAAAGCTCTCAATGCCGCTCAGTTTGATGTTGATGGCAATAGAATTACTAAAGAGGCGTCTGGTGGTAGTAGTTGGAGCGGCTCGGGTCGTAGCCGAGGTGGTCATGGTGGCCGGTCCGCTAACTCTGGCGTTGCTTCTATAGGAATAAAAGCCGCAGTAAATATCTCATCGTCTGCTACAAAAGCAAATCAAACATCTGTGCAGGGTATGAATATCAACCAAATCGGTCAAAATCTCATTAGTAAGATGAACACCCAAAAACAAGTAAATGCCGCACTGAAACAGTGGAAGAGTCCGAGGATACGCGTCAAAAAAGCATAGTTGCAACGATTATGCTATAATAGTAAATAAGAAAACAGCGTCACCGAAAAAACACGGAGCGTCTGGCAATAATAAGCCGGCTCCGTGTTTTTAATTTAGGAAGACGACGCTATGAATACTAAACAACTTATATCAGCAGTCATGCTGAAAGCCACTGGCAAAGTAAGAAATCTACCCGAGACAGACAAGAAATATCAGAAGATATTGGGTATTGCTAATTTATACATACAGCAATGGGAAAGTGAACCAAATGTGGACTGGCAATCCTTATACGATCCAGCATACACGATCGATACTTTATCGACAGATCAAGCATACACCATTGATATGACCAAGGTGGCAAAAGTAAGTGACGTACTAGGCGATACTATCAAAGTCAAAAAAGATGGGCAGGAGCGTGAGTATACTACGGTCCTGCCGGAACAAGTAGGGATATACAAGGGACAAAACTGCTGCACTATTGCTGGTAACAAGCTAGTATTTATTGATCCTATTAGGAGTGATGACCATATGATAGGCGGTCAGATAACAATACCTGTTTATCTTCATGCACCCTTACTCGCCAACCAAAACAGTATAGTGCCTGTAGACAATCCAATATGGCTAGTTGTTATGTGCGCTGCAGAATACGCCCGCAACGATATTCTTCTACAAAATCAATACGGCAACCTCATTGAAGAGGCAAATCAGCTGATGCAGAAGATGATTGAAAACAATGGTGCTCAAGCAAGTTATCGACCACTACACATGGTCCCAGGAGTGTCTGATATATGCTGAAGCCTGCCAAAAATATGAAGTCGCCAAAGATACAGCGATTGGCGGTGCAGGATTGGCAAAATGGAGTGGTGACAGCTTTTGATGATGGACGGTCGCCTTTAAGAGGTCTAAGGTCGTCAGAGAACCTAATCCTTGACCAAGACTCTGTTATTACCGTTCGCTGCGGTACAGCAAAGTACGGTCCTCAGCCTCTAGGCAAAATATTGGGGGAACTAACTGAATTCCGTAGCACGACAAGTAGCGGCTCGGTTAACTGGCTAGCTTGCTTACAACGAATCAAAAACAAGACTAAATTATGCGTCGCCAAAGGCGAAGATATCGCCTGGCAGGTGATCGAAGGAAAAGAATACCACGAATCAGCGCGGGGACATTTTAAGCAAATACGTAACAATCTGCTGATTATGAACGGTGAGGATACACTGAGCTACCTAGATATCCCCACTATGAAAATCGTAGCCTTCCAGAAGATAGCAGATCCAGCAGTACCGATACTAGACAAAAATACTGGGCTTACAGGTAATGGATTTAAGGTTTTCTATGCAGTTACTTTTAACTCTACCGTTGGTGAGACAGCAGGATCTCCATTATTATCTCAAGCGGTATCAACTGACCGTGATATGTGGAATGCCGAGAAGCAAAGCTTGACTATTAAACGTCCAGACAGCAAGGAGGCTAAATCATGGAATATTTACTGCGACGTCGGTGTGGACGGCGGTGGCGACCCAACGCTATATCGATTAGCAAGTGCTTTACCAATGGATCAGACGACGCTTGTAGACAATGGCTCAAGAAGCCTAGACGTATCAGTGCCGCTACCAAAAGACAATAACACAGCCGGTCCAAAAACAACTCGCGCTGACGTGATAAACGGTCGCATTTGGATGACAGGCGATAAAGAAAACCCGTTCTACGTTTGGCGTGGTGGAGACTACGGACATGAACTAGACTTTTCACCAGGCTACGGCGGTGGATATACAGCAGTTGGCCATGGTACCAAGGAAGTGCCGTTTGCAGTGAGACCGTACCGCGACGGAAAAGGCGACCCAAAGGTTACCGTGCTTAGCAGCGGCACAAACGGCACAGGAAAGCGGTTCTATATCGCACCGACAAACATCACTTATGGAGAAGATACAATCACTGTTTGGCAGGTCCAAGAAGATACTGGAGCTGATGGCACTGACAGTCCTGACGCGGTAGTCATCTACAACAACGATTTACTATATCCAAGCCGCGATGGATTTAAGACTACTGGTACGCTGCCTCAATTACAAAACGTATTATCTACCAAGAGAATAACTAACACTATTCAAGATGCGATTAGTACTCTGAACACTAAAGTTATTAAGAAGGCTGTTGGATTAGCATTTGAAGGGCGTGTGTACTGGGCATTACCAGTCGCAGCTAACTATAATAATCAAATTTGGGTTTATGATGCTGAGCGCAAGGGCGCATGGATGAAGCCGTGGAATATTCGCGCTGACTGGATGACGCTGTATAACGACAATTCTGGTATAACTCATTTTCTCATTGTTCAAGGAGATAAGATTGTTGAACTATCAAAGAGTGTCAAAACGGTAGATGACGGAAGATTATTCAACACGAGCGCGCAAAGCGGACAACTCCGATTCGAAGAAACCGGTCGCGATTGGGCACGAGTATTAAGAGCTGTATTTACCCTGCTACGTCCACAAGGAAGAATAACGTTAAATGCTACCGTTAAAACTGAAGATGGGCTTCAGAACTTTTCTGAAACACGATATTTTGGCGCATCGTCAAGTCGCACTGGTTGGAGTGAGCCGGGAGTGTATTGGAGCACACCAGGCGTGCAGTGGAGCGGAATAAAGAATGTTCCAAATATATTTAATTCAGCAAGCGAAGATATAGAGTTGGAAATTGATGAGGATGCTCAGTGGGTACAGTATGGGTGGTCATCATCCGAATCTGGAGTAAGCTACGCGATGTCAAGGGTGGTATTTGAGTACGTCAATATTGGTACGAAAGATCTAAGCTAAAGGAGGAAATTATGGCAAGTATTGAAGATAAAATTACACGAGTAATGGACGGCTCTTATCCAAATGTAGCGCACGTGATAAGCCCGCGCGCGACAGGATCTGACACATTGATAACTGACGGCTTAAGCGGCTGGAGTACAGAAACGGCAATGAACTTCATAACCTATAGAGCCGACTCTGCTGGCAACGTAATTGAGGGGACTGTTCGCGATTGGACAGGAGTGGCTAACAAAGCAAATAGCAGTATTATAAACCTGAAGCTATTAGCAGGTCCTGAAGATGATGGTAGTAATGTCGGTGACATAGTCCAACCATGTGCCTCTGCTTCGTGGGCTGATCGTCTGGCGCAAGCTCTACTAGAATCCCTTGATACAGACGGAAAATTAAAAGAGGGTATAGTTGAGACTAATAACATAAAGGATAAAGCTATCACTCCAGATAAGATTAGTTTTGCGTCGATACCTATGTTTTCAGCCACCACAGCACCTGGGCAGTGGCCAGCGCTAGATTCAACAAAAGATGTCATTGTTCCATTCGATACTATCGAGTATGATACCGCCAAGATGCTAGACACTAAAACCTATCAGGCAACAATTCCTAAAAAAGGTATCTATCATATTCATGCTCGTTGCGGTATAGCTTCAGCGGGCTTTAATCCTGGTACGACGGCTTTAATTAGAATTTTCAAGAATGACAATATATTCAAAGAGTCTCAACGAATTACTGGTTCTGGAAACTCTATGACTATTCCAATTCCAACACTAGATTGTGACGCTCTCCTGGAAAAGGGAGATGTACTTGACGTCAGAGCTAGATGCACAGATTCTCGTAATTTTGGCGGTGGAAGTTCCCAGAGTGAGTTCAATATAAGGTTTGTTGCAGACATCTAGTCCTTTTAGATTTCTTCGTATACAAAATAGTCATCGCTACAACGCCAACAGTTCTTGTTTGGTAACATATTTTTGGGGCACCTTCCCAGTTAGCGAATTTAAGCTGAAAATACTGTAAAGATGGCGCGCCTGGATTTGTGTAGCCGTTTGGATATCTCTCGCCGTTCGACATATTCAGAACAGCATCCAGAGAAATTAGCTTATCTATGTAGTCGAACGTTTCATTGTTTGCTCCAGTTTCTTCTGTGCCAGAACCCTTCGTAGTAAGAGTTATAGATTTCCGATAGATTGACTTTCTGTCAATCCATTTCCTGCCTGTATCAACCTCCTCAGAACTGTAGTCGTATACTGGTGGCGACGCAAAACTAATCTTGTTTATGTATCGTATAAATAGTAAAATATAACTAAGTTAAACAAAGTGTGATCTCAAAAAACGGAAGCACGCGTAATCACGAAAGGCTTCCGTTTTTTATATGCAGAAATCAGACAACGAACAAAATGAGCGCTTAGCACGACTGGAAGTGTTCAATGAAAAAGTAGTTGAGCCTTCATTAGCGCAGATACTAGGTAAATTAGACAGTCTAGTAAACAGGGATGAATATCTTGACCGTAAAAAATATGTAGATGGAAAACTGTCTGACCTGGAACAATCTATTGTCAAGATCAATGAGCGAAATGAGAAGCTAGACGGTAATGTATTTATCAAAGCAATTATTGTTGGTGAGAAGAAAATTATTGGCTTAATAGTCAAATATACAGGACTAACTGTTTTAATCGGTACGATTGGTTTTTTCATACTTACTCAATTTATCAATTCAATTCAGCAAGTTAAACCAGAAACTCGTGAAGTCATAAAGGAAGTAAAGGAGGTAACAAAATGATAGAAAAAGCACTAGCATGGTTCTATGCACGAAAGGGTAGAGTAAGTTACTCAATGGCCAATCGCAATGGTCCAGGAAGCTACGATTGCTCATCATCTGTATACCACGCGCTCAAAGAGGCAGGTCTACTGCCGGCGAGCTATTGGATTGGTAACACCGATACGTTGTTCGATGCGCTAGAAAAGAACGGCTGGGTGCGAGTGTCAACGGACGCTAACGGCGACGCACAATGCCAACGAGGCGATATATTTATCTGGGGTATACGTGGTAATTCTGGTGGAGCTCTCGGGCATACGGGAGTGTTTGTCGACTCAGATAACGTAATTAACTGTCGCTATCAAGCTGGTATTGTAATAGACAATCATGACTGGCTCTGGAATGCGTCAGATCGACCGCCATATACATTCTATCGATATGTAGGTAAGCCAATTCTAACCCCACAGCGTCGTGTAGCGCTGCCAGAGGTGTACTATGCTGATGAGGTAGCTACAGTATTCGATATTCGTCAAATCCGTTGTAATCGCCTTACACACGCCTTTGATTGGGAAGATAATGGTATACCAGAAGCAGTAGCAACTAAAGTAGATAGAGATGGGTATTTAATTGGCGGAAATATAAACACTGGCGATTACTTCAGACTAGTTGGTGGAATGGATGTTGTAGGCGGAGAAAATGACGGCGGACACAGTTACGTACTGGTCAAGATGGGCAATGAGTCCATTTGGGTACTTGCAGAGCGTACTAGAGAGTTAGCACCTAACGATTTCGGTACGCCTCGACCACAAGAGAGACCAAAACCTACCCCTGCGCCAGTAGTGCCTAAAGAGGAAAAGCAAGTAGAAAAAACACCCGACAAGCCTATAGCACCACAGCCGACTAACGAAGATGTAATGCGTGAAATAGGCAAGATTAAACAGGATGTAGCAGACAATAAAGGTTTATTGAACAAAATCCTAGCAGGTATAAACAGTATTATAGAATTCTTAAGTGGATTATTTAAGGGATTTAAGAAATAAGGAGGAAATATGGAAAAAATAAAATCATTGTTTAGTGTAGATACCAAGAACGGAAGGGCTATGAGAACGTTTCTACAGGGGCTCTTAGGCACTATGACAACATTTACAGCTTTGTATGGCGTCTCCGCGTTCCGGGACTTTATGACAAGCCTGGACGCGCTTACAGGAAGTGCCGTGTTCTCTACAACCGCCGCTATAATAGCAGCTGGTATAAGCCGCCTAATGCCTGTTATTGGCGCAATTTATAATTCGTTAAAAGGAGATACGCAAGGTAACCTATGAACGTGCAGAAAATAACCATCACCAAATCAAGTCTATACTTTCGTGAGTGTAAGGCTTGCGGCTGCGTTACGCTACATATAGGTAAGGCTACGCCGCAGATGCCAGTAGGCTCTACATATAATGACTGTCTGCAATGCCTGGTCGACTCGCACAATGTCCCAGACTTGAGTCGCTGGCATGACCCGAAAACTGGCAAATTGCTGGCTGAGCCACGTGGTAAGACACCGCCAGTACTGAAAAGTTAAATTATAAAGTAATCCTTTATAGTTGAAATAGTAAGAATTGTTTACAAACTGAACTGTTCGGAAATCCCGAACAACTGAAAACCGCCTCAAGGGCGGCTTTCTTTTACTTCCTTTTCATAATGTCCTCAAACACAGTTCGCGCCTTAAAATACAGCTCATACTTTGCGTCCTCTGGCGCGCCAGATAGATCAAGTAGCAAATCAATGCCGCACAGTTCACCGATTTTTGGCGTAGAGCTTTTGCCTTTGGAGCTGCTTAATTTAGCAATCACAGCGTTATCTAGTTTGCTCGCTAAATCTAAAGTTGCAGTGACTCGGGTGACCTCTTCTGGCGTAGGGAGATCTGTTACAGTTTTATTCATATTCAACCTTACCTTTTACTTAAAAATGCGATACTTACAATAGTTTTCAGCTATAAATTTCTCTGCTCGACAACCTGGCGCGAGATGCCAATTTGGAGCAAAAACGACAACTTCAGCCTCTGCCATAATCTCTATAGATTTGGCAAGATACCATATGCTGGCGTCTGTGCCTTTAAGAGGGCAGTCGTCCTCTATAATCTGATCTAATAATTCTAATTTAGATCCCGGAAAATCTTTTTTGACTTGCTTAAAAATTTGCGACCTAGTTTTTACAATTTCCTCCACGTTCTTATCTCTCATCGGCATTGATATAAATACTTTCATTTTTCCTCCTTATTTCTCTTATTCAATTCCTTAGTAATATTGCGAATAAATCGTCCTACATGTATCCTGGCACATGTTTCGGCGTTACTCTTACTCATATTAGTTTTCTTCCGTAGCACCTTTTGCATATCGAAGAATATGGGAGCAATAACGTCGACAAAGTATTGTCCGATAGCTGCTTCTACCGCATGCTGGCTGATTGCCATTTGACAGTAATTCTTATCATCAAAGTTGCTCAGTAATAGGTCTACATATTCAGCAGATTCCATGCTTGAGCGTTTTGCTATTAATATGCCTTCTTTTGATAATTCATCAACCTTGTCTAGCCATTTTTGGTCTTGGTCGGATATTTTAGTACTCATATTTAACCTCTCTATTATCTTTAATGAAACACCTTTACGTCGCCATTAGCGTCGTAACAATAGCGATATATACTCGAACGTCTGCGCTCCGTAAACGCTCCAGCTTCGGTTCCATATAACTGTTTACAGCGATTCTGGTGCTCTTGCTCTATTTGTTCTGGGCGCTTATGCTCAAGATGTAGGCTACTTATAAAAGCAAACCAACCAATGAACAGTACGATCAATATTATCTCCAATATGACAGGTTTGAATATTTTCCATCGTTCTTCTATTAGACTGTCGTTATACTCTCTAAACCCTACTGACACACTCCAAAAACCTAAAAATACAGCAAATGTCATTAAAGCTACTCCAATGTCAGAATATTGTAAGAACAGCCCTACTATCATCATGGCTACAAAGTAAACGAATAGTCTAAGAGCAAGGAATCCACATCTATCCATTATCTTCAACTCCTTTCACAAAAAACAGCCACCGCGTCATTCCAGACTTGTCGCCGAAAGCTGGTTTTTGAGGCAATATTTTTAGTAATTCAGTGGTTTTAATGTCACGTTCACTCCACTTCATAGCGACGACGTAGCAAGGATTTAGGACTGTCTGCATGGCTATTTTTCCTTTATCTCTCTAATTTCTTTAATAAAGCGCTCAGTCAACTCTCCAGTGTCTTTATAGCAGAGAATTCTATCAAAAGGCTGAGCATCAGCGTATTTATCTAGGAATTCGTTTAGTTTTTTAGCGTCTTTATTAAGCAAATGTCCGCACATCCTATCAATTGGCACTGCTTCAACAAGCATGCTGTCAAAAATAAAAATATCCATCTGAATGTCGTTTTCAAGTGGTCGGCGGCCAATCCAAATATATTTCATTTCTCCTCCAATAATTCAGGGTTTTCGTGGACATTACCAACGACTTTTGATTCATACCCATTAGCGTGATTTAATTGTATACCGCCACCTGGCGAACGACGCCGATATACGAATTGAGATAAGGATCGGTGCCAAGCTACTCGCCAAACTCTACCGAAATTGCAGCGGACAATACTGCCGTCATAAATTTTT